TATTAAGAAAAAATTGTATTTTTGCATGTTAGAATTTACGTGAGGTGGTGTAAGTTAAGTGGTTATGTTGATGGAAATATATTAAAACTATAAGTAATGACATTAATATATTTAGAAACTGGGAAAGATGTATAAATTTATAGAAATGTGATATAATAAATCTAAAATAAGTAAAAAATAATCAAATTTAACTTATAAAGTTTTAAAGTGGGGGGATATTATGCTTTATAAAAATACAAAAAGTAAATACATGTTTTTAATATGTATAATTGTATTAGTTATTTTTTTATTCATTGGTTGTGAAGAAGGAACTGGAAAGAATGCAATAGTTCTAGGTTTTTTACCAAGTGGAATAGAAGTTGCTACTGGAAATAGGTTACTACATAATACGGATTATAGAGTAGTTACATTAATTCCTGTACTAGAACCATTTATTTGTATTATAATTAGTGCTATATGTAACATTTTTGACTTTCTTCTTTGGTTTATTGCTTGGATACCTGGAATAAAGCAAATAATAGCTTTAATCTATTCATTACCGGATATAGATCAGATTTTTAGAAATATTTTTCCTAATCATAGAAACTTTATTACTCATTCAGTTCTTAACCCAGGATTTATAATAACTATTTTGATAGGATTTATATTAGGAAAAATTAATGAATCATTTAAAGCTATTACTTTTTTAATTGCTTCAATTTTTGCAGTACACTTTTTTGCAGATATGATGCCATTAAAGTGGGGGGGGTTTGCAAATATATATATAGGAATTGGAAGTTATAGATTATTCGCTTTGCCTAGTTTTTTGTCTAAAGCGTGGTTGATGGGTAATGGGATATTAGCTTTGCATATTGCTAGTTTAGTGAGTGATGAGTAAAAAAATTAAAATATTAAGTTAAAAAAAGGCTTGCATTATTAAGTCTTTTTTTTTATACCCATTTTTAGGAGGTAAATATAATGAAAATACCACTAATATCAAAATTAAAACAATCTCGAGCAAGTCCTAAAAATAGTTTATGGGGAAGCACCTACAGCTTTTTCTTTGGCAGTACTGCAAGTGGAAAAACAGTAAATGAAAAAACGGCAATGCAAACTACAGCAGTTTATGCTTGTGTTAGAATACTTGCAGAAACTATAGCTTCACTTCCACTACACACTTATAAACACACCGAAAATGGTAAAGAAAAAGCTATAGGGCATTCAATATATAATCTTCTTGCAGATGAACCAAATTCAGAGATGACTTCATTTGTGTTTAGAGAAACACTTATGAGTCATCTTTTATTATGGGGAAATGCTTATGCACAGATTATTAGAGATGGAAGAGGAAATGTTATAGGTTTATATCCATTATTACCGAATAAAATGACTGTTAATAGATCAAGTAATGGAGAAATATACTATATCTACTCAAGATATTCAGATGAAAATCCTAATATACACGGTTATGGTGATGTGTATTTACAAAGTCATGATGTACTTCACATTCCAGGGTTAGGGTTTGATGGTTTAGTTGGATATTCACCAATAGCAATGGCTAAAAATGCAGTTGGTATGTCTATTGCTTGTGAAGAATATGGTGCTAGTTTTTTTGCTAATGGAGCGAATCCAGGTGGTGTATTAGAACACCCAGGAGTAGTTAAAGATCCTGCAAGAGTTAGAGAAAGCTGGAATTCAGTATATCAAGGTACAGGAAATGCACATAAAGTTGCAGTTCTTGAAGAAGGAATGAAATTTCAAAGTATAGGAATACCACCAGAACAGGCACAATTTTTAGAGACGAGAAAATTTCAGATTAATGAAATTGCTCGTCTTTTTCGTATACCTCCACATATGGTTGGAGATTTAGAAAAATCAAGTTTTTCTAATATAGAGCAGCAAAGTCTTGAATTTGTTAAATACACTTTAGATCCTTGGGTAATTAGGTGGGAGCAGGCTATGAAAAAAGCTTTATTATTACCAAGTGAAAAGAAAGACTATTTTATAAAGTTCAATGTAGATGGATTACTTAGAGGCGATTATCAAAGCAGAATGAATGGTTATGCCACAGGAAGACAAAATGGTTGGCTATCTGGTAATGATATTAGAGAACTTGAAAATCTCAATAAAATACCAGAAGAACTTGGGGGCGATTTATATTTAGTGAATGGAAATATGACTAAGCTTCAAGATGCAGGAGCATTTGCAAATAAAAAGAATAGTAGATTGGAGAATAACAATGAGTAAAAAGTTTTGGAATTGGGTGAAGAATGAAGAAAGCAGAACACTTTATTTTGATGGATATATTGCACAAGATAGTTGGTTTGATGATGATATTACACCAAAGCAGTTTAAATCAGAGCTTACAGCTTCAGATGGAGATGTAATTGTGTGGATTAATTCACCAGGCGGTGATGTTTTTGCAGCAAGCCAAATATACAATATGTTAAAAGAATATAACGGGAAAGTAACAGTAAAGATTGATGGAATAGCAGCTAGTGCGGCCTCAGTGATTGCTATGGCAGGAAGTGAAATATTAATGTCACCAGTAGCAATGATGATGATTCATAATCCAGCTACAGTTATTTTTGGGGAAGCATCTGATTTTCAAAATGGCATTGATATGTTATCAGAAGTTAAGGAAAGCATAATAAATGCTTATGAAAAAAAGACAGGACTTGTTAGAAATAAAATATCGAAAATGATGGATTCAGAAACATGGTTTAGTGCTAATAAAGCTGTAGAATTAGGATTTGCAGATAAAGTTTTATATGATGATAAGCAAGATGAAATTAATGATGGTTTTATTTTTGACAAAGTTACAGTAACTAATGCATTAATTAAAAAAATACCAAAAGCAACACAGGATACAGAAGAAAAAGGAATACCATATGAGCAATTATTACAGAGATTAAATCTTATAAAATGATAAATTGGAGGAATGTAAATGAGTAAAATATTAGAACTTAGAGAAAAAAGGGCAAAGTTATGGGATAGTACAAAATCATTTTTAGATAGCAAGAGAAATGAAAGAGGCTTATTATCAGCTGAAGATACAGCAACTTATGAGAAAATGGAAGGTGAAGTTGTAGATTTAGGAAAAGAAATTGAGAGACTTGAGCATCAATCTGTAATAGATTTAGAACTTTCAAAACCAATATCAACCCCTATAACCAATATTCCTAATGCAAATTTTGGAGAAGAAAAAACAGGAAGGGCAACAAAAGAATACAAAGAAGTATTTTGGAATTCAATGAGAAATAAGAATTATGTAAATATGCAAAATGCATTACAAATTGGAACAGATAGTGAAGGGGGATATTTAGTACCAGATGAATTTGAAAAAACATTAATTGAAAGTTTAGAAGAGCAAAATATATTTAGGCAGCTTGCAAATGTAGTTACTACATCTTCAGGGGATAAGAAGATCCCAGTTGTTGCGACTAAGGGGACAGCATCTTGGGTAGATGAAGAAGGAGCAATTCCAGAAAGTGATGATTCATTTGGTCAAGTTTCAATAGGAGCATATAAATTAGCCACTATGATTAAGGTTTCGGAAGAATTACTTAATGATAGTATTTTTAATTTACAGGATTATATAGCTAAAGAATTTGCAAGAAGAATTGGTGCTAAGGAAGAAGAAGCTTTCTTTATTGGTGATGGTATAGGAAAGCCAACAGGAATATTTAATGCTACAGGTGGAGCTTTAGTTGGAGTAACAGCAGCAAGTGCAACAGCTATTACTTTAGATGAGATTATGGATTTATTTTATTCTCTTAGCTCATCGTATAGAAAAAATGCAGTTTTTACAATGAATGATGCAACCATAAAAGCAATAAGAAAACTTAAGGATGGAAATGGACAATATATTTGGCAGCCATCGTTAACAGCAGGTACACCAGATACTATATTAAATAGGCCAGTAAGAACTTCATCATATGTACCTACTTTAGGGGCAGGAAATAAAGCAATAGCTTTTGGTGATTTCAGTTATTATTGGGTTGCAGATAGACAAGGAAGATCATTTCAAAGGTTAAACGAATTATATGCAGCAACAGGTCAAATTGGTTTTAAAGCAACTCAAAGAGTTGACGGTAAGTTAGTATTGGGTGAAGCTGTAAAAGTATTACAGATGAAAGTATTATAAAGTTAAGAGGTGAGTGTATGATTATTTCGCTTGAAGAAGCAAAGTTATTTTTAAGAGTTGATAGTGGTGAAGAAGATACACTCATCGTTCAATTTATAATTACAGCGGAAGATATATGTGAAGGAATTTTACGATATCCATTAAGTGAATTTGCCTTTAAATCAACACCAGAAACAATAAAGCAAGCTATTCTATATGCTGTTGCGAATATGTACGAGAAGAGGGAAAATTTTAATCCACGAGAAGTACTGTCACTAATGAGTTCTCTCTTATTTTTATATCGGAAAGAGATATGGTAATACAACTTAAAACAAAAAAAGATATACTTTAATTAAATTATGTATTGCATTAATTAAATTAAGGTAATATAATAAGATAAAAGGAGGGTGAAAAAATGAAGACACAAGTTTTTAACTTTATTTTAATTTTAAAGAGCCCAAAAGCAGAAACTACAGTAAATTTAAATTTTAATGAACTTGAAGATGAGATTAAGAGAGCTATTGCTCATGCAAATTATAAACATGGCGGTTATAAAACTTTAGAGCTACTAAGTACGACTCAAAAGTCCATTCAATTAAAATTGACAATTAAAACTGAGAAAGGAATACTAACTCCTTCAAGAGAAGTTTCAACGTTCAGTCGATATTTATATAATGAATGTAACTGGAGTAAGTATAGTTCCATTCCAAATAGATTATTTACTGTTTCGGAGTTTGAAGAAGAGACACTAAATACAGATGATTCAGAGATATTAATACAAAATAAAGTAATAACACCTACCGACATAAGAGGTGCAGAATCTTATATGACAGACAATGAAATGATAAATCTTATTAAATTTATTATTAAAAATCAAAATGTAGGAAGCAATGAAACAAAAGAAAGAAGAAAAAAGACTATAAATCAAATTAAAAGTTATTTAGTAGATATGATGTAAGGGGGATGGGGAGAGTGAGAATAATGTTTTTAAACAAAAGTGGTAAATATGAGGAAGATAGAAATACAAAGAAGAATTCACAACATTGGGATAATATTGACTATCTAGATAAGCATTCAAATATTAAAAATAGTATAAACAATAACATACAACCATATATAGATAAATTTTTTAAAGATTTCATCCTATATGGAAAAGCATATTTGAATTCTGGAGCAGTCTCTGTAGCTGTTTGCAAAAGTATCAATCTTCCAGCAGATTCACAACATCATAGCCTTGTTGGCTCACTTCTTTATGAAGCATTTAAGAAGATAAGTCCAAATAGTTATGGTCTTTGTGAAAACACTGTATTAATTGCAAGTAAAGGTGAACAACAACACTGGGTTGATTATTTTATAAAGTAACTAAATATTAGTATATGATGAAAACCTCAATTACAGTTAATTGAGGTCTTTGTTTTATTATAAAAGAAATAGTTGGTGGTCTTATGGTTATTGGAGATTTAAGAAATAGAATAACATTCCAAAAATTTAAAACAATTATAAATGAAAATGGATTTGAAGAAGAAATATGGCAAAATTATAAGATAGTATGGGCTAAAGTTTCAAATCTAAGTGGAAGAGAATTTTATCAGGCAGCAACAGTTCATGCAGAAAAAACAGTTAAGTTTATGATTAGATATATTAATGATATAGATGAATCTATGAGAATTTTATTTAATCAAACTTTATATGATATAACAGCAATTGATAATGTGAAATATGAAAACAAATATATTGAAATAAAAGCATTGGAGGTAGAAGATAGTGGCTGATATTGAACTTGAAGGTGTTGATGAAATATTAAACAAGCTTCAGCAAATTGGGAATAATATAAGCAGATTAGAAAATAAAGCTCTAAAAAATGCAGCACAGCCAGTTTTAGATGATACGAAATCAAGTAATTCCTTTAATGATAGAAGTGGTAATCTTAGAAAAGGACTTAAGATAAGTAACATCAAAAATAAAGAAGGTGTGAAGTATGTTCTTGTTGGAGTAGATAAAAGCGATAATTCAAAAATATACTATGGTAAGTTTTTAGAATTTGGGACTTCAAAAATGTCAGCAAAGCCTTTTATGCAGCCAGCTTATGAGAAAAATAAGGATAATATACAGAAAACCATAGCTGAAACTTTAAAGGAGGGCTTGAAGTGATAAATAATTTAATTATTAGTACATTAAATCCTTTAAAAATTCCAGTTTCATTTCAAAAATATAGTGGCAAAGAAAACACATATATAACTTTCTTTAATTATTTAGAGCAAGGTGAGCAGTATGCTGATAATGAAGAAAAAGTAACAGGATATTATATTCAAGTGGATTTATGGAGCAAAAAAGATTATACACAAATAGTAAAGGATATTGAAAATAATATGAAAGCCGCAGGGTTTGTACGAACTTCTGCGGCTGATTTATTTGAAGAAGATACTAAAATTTATCATAAAGCAATGCGATTTTTTATAAATATTGAAGGGAGAAATTAATATATGTCAGGAGTTGTTAATAGTGCTCCAGTAGGAGTAGAAAATTTAGTATATGCAATATTAAATGATGAAACCACACCAGATTATGAAACACCAACATTTATTTCACCAGCTATAAATGTAAAAATCAATCCAAAGAGTAATTCAGATACGTTATATGCTGATAATAGAGCTGTAGAAACAGTATCAAGTTTAGGTGAAGTTGAAGTAGAAATAGAAACTCAGGATTTGCCACTAGAGATTCAATCAGCACTTTTAGGACATAATTTAGATGCAGAAACCAAAGTAATGTGTTATGAAGCAAATGATATAGCACCTTATGTAGCACTTGGATTTAAAGTAAAGAAAGCAAATGGTAAATACAGATATGCATGGCTTCTTAAAGGAAAATTTAGTGAGCCAGAAGAAGAACATTCAACTCAGGAAGATAAAACAAAATTCCAAACACCAAAACTTAAAGGAACCTTTTTAACAAGAGTAGATGGAAGGTGGAAATATACTGCTGATGAAGATAGTGGTTTTAAAGGTGGATCTACTTGGTTTACCAAAGTATATGAAAAAGCAGTAGTTCAAGAAAGTCAGGAGGGGTAATTTAATGGATATAGTTTTAAATTATAAAACTTATGTAATGCCAAAAGTAAAAACAAGAATGCTTAGAAAAGCAGTTGAAGTAAATGAGAAAATAGATTTCAACAATTTAAAGACACAAGATCTAGATGAATTAATTGATTTCGTTGTTAGTTTATATGGTGATCAGTTTACTAGAGATGAATTCTATGATGAACTTGATGCAGACAAGCTTATTGAAACTTTAAATAATAGTATAAATGGAATAGTTGGAACAATGAGTGATAAATTAAATGAGTTCCCAAACAATTAAGCGGAGAAGCAGAAGAAAAGCTATCTCCGCTTAACTTTATTAAAGAAATTTATTCAAATCTTTTAGAACAAGGATGGACATTAAATGATGTTGATGAAATGGATATATTCTTCTATTTTGATATTTTAATTTACAGATCAATAAAAGAGTATAAGAAAAATTTAGAGACAGTTTTAAATATACTATAAAAGGTGGTGAGAGAGTATGGCAGAAGAACTGGGAAGTTTAGCAGTCAAAATAGGACTTGATTCAAGTGGATTTCAAAATGGAATAAGCAGTATAAATAGAAATTTAAGAGTTTTAGATAGTGAATTTAAAGCCAATACTTCAGCACTTGGAGAAAATGCAAAAGGGCTTGATGGGTTAAGGTTAAAGTCAGAAAGTCTTGCAAAACAAATGGAACTTCAAAAGCAAAAAGTAAGCTCATTAGAGCAAGCATACACTAAAAGTGTACAAGTAAAAGGTAAAGACGGCGAAGCAACTCAAGCACTAGAAATAAAATTGAATAAAGCAAAACAGACTCTCTCACAGATGGAAAATGAACTTTCAAAAACGAATAAAGAAATAGATACTCAAAGTAGTAAATGGAATTCATTAAGCAAAAGCTTTGATGGTATAGGAAATAGAATGAAAACTGTTGGAGAAGGCTTATCAAGTGTAGGCAATAAACTTACACTAGGAGTAACAGCTCCATTAGCTGCAGCAGGTACAGCGAGTATAAAATTAGCATCAGATATGAATGAAAGTTTAAATAAAGTTGAAGTCGCCTTTGGTAATGTAAACAATAAAGTGAAAGATTGGTCTAGTACAACACTTAAGAGTTATGGAATTGCCAAAGGAACAGCACTTGATATGGCAGCGCTTTATGGAGATATGGCAACAAGTATGGGACTGACTCAAGATGAAGCTGCAAAAATGTCAATGTCTTTAGTTGGTTTAGCTGGAGATTTATCAAGCTTTAAAAATATTGATATAAAGCAAGCAGAACAAGCACTTAATGGAATATTTACAGGAGAAACTGAAAGTTTAAAAATGCTAGGCATAGTTATGACTGATACAAACCTACAACAATATGCATATAGTAAAGGTATTGATAAGAAAACTCAAAGTATGACAGAATCAGAAAAGGTACAATTAAGATATAACTATGTTTTAGAAAAGACAAAGAATGCTCATGGAGATTTTGAACGCACAGGTGCTGGAGCTGCTAATCAAATGAGAGTATTCCAAGAAAGTTTAAAAGAATTGGGAGCAACAATGGGGCAAAATTTACTGCCAGTTGTTACACCAATAATTACTAAGATAAATGAATGGATACAAGCCTTTGGGAATTTAGACCCTAGTGTACAGAAAATAATAATTGTAATTGCAGCATTAGCTGCTGCAGTAGGACCAGTGCTTTCTTTGGTGGGTAATATAATAACTGTTGGTGGTTCTATAATAAGTGTATTTGGAAGTATAAGTTCAGCTATTGGAGCAGCAGGAGGTGCAATGGCAGTATTGACTGGACCAGTTGGAATTGCCATTGCTGTAATTACTGGATTAATTGCTATAGGAATAGCTCTGTATAGTAATTGGGATACGATAAAAGTTAAGGCACAAGAATTATGGAATAGTATAGTGTCAACTTTTAATAATATAAAAGAATCTATTTCTATAGCATGGGAAAATGTTAAATCATCTACAGTAAATGCATGGGAGAACTTGAAGAATACAATAAATTCAGGACTAGAAAATATAAAAAACTTTTTAGAGCCAGCTTTAGAATTTTATAAAACAATCTTTCAAAATGCATGGGATATTATAAAGAATATTGTTTTAGGTGCTGTACTTATAGTTCTTGATATAGTTACAGGAAATTTTACAAAATTAAAAACTGATATAGAAAATATATGGAATAATATAAAATCTTCATTAACAAATATTTTTGAAGCTATAAAAAATGTAGCAGTAAACGCCTGGACTAAGATAAAGGAAACTGTAGTAAACCTTTGTAATAATATAAAAGAAAGTGTGATCAATATATGGAATGCTATATTAACTTGGTTTTCAGAACTTCCTACTAAACTATATAATTATGGATCAAGCATGTTTATAAAAATGAAAGATGGAATATCAAGTACAATAGGAAATGTTAAGACTACTATAGAAACAGGAATTAACAACGCTTTAAAATTTCTAGCTAGTCTACCAAGTAAGGCGTGGGAATATGGTGCAGATTTTATTGATGGTATAGTTAGAGGAATTAAATCATCTATTGGAAAAGTAAAAGATGCAGTAAGTGATGTTGCAGATACAATAAGAAGTTATCTGCATTTTTCAGTTCCAGATGTAGGGCCACTTACTGATTATGAAAGTTGGATGCCAGATTTTATGTCAGGACTTGCAGATGGGATAAATAAAAGTAAAAGCGTAGTTACTGATTCTATAAACAAATTATCTTTAGATATGAATGTAAGTACCAGGTTAGAAAATACATCAGCAAAGAACATTAGTAATTCAAGAGAAAATAAAGAATCTAATAGTACAAATGGATTTGTAATTAAAATAGAAAATTTTATTAATAATACAGAAAAGGATATAGAGCAGCTTGCTTATGAATTAGAATTTTATAGGCAGCGAATTACTATGGGAAGAGGTGAAGTGTAGGTGTTTAGTTTTAATTTTAGAGGTAAAAATAGCTTTTCAGATTATGGAATATATATTTCTAAAAGACCATCTATACCATCACCAGAAAGAAGAATAACAAATGTTGTTATTCCAGGTAAGAGTTCAAGTTTTAGATTTGATGAAAATACGTATGAAGATATTACTATTAGAGTTGAGTGTTCAATTAAAGATTCAATATTGCCAGATAAAATAGATGAAATAAAAAAATGGTTATTATCATATGGAGAAAGTGATTTGATTTTTAGTAATCAAGATAATAAAAAATATATTGCACAAGTAGTTAATGTAATAGATTTTACACAAGTTTTAAAGTATATTTCACAATTTGTTATAGTTTTTAATTGCAGGCCCTTTAAGTATGAAGCTGAAAGTAACATTATTGAAATGACAGGACAAGAAATTATAACAAATCCAGGAAGTATATATTCAGAACCTATAATTAAGATATTTGGAAGTGGAGATATTAGTTTTACTATTAATTCAGAAATTATAAAACTAAAAGAAGTTAAAGACAATATTATTTTAGATACAGTTCAGCAAAACTGTTATAACGAAGCTTTAGATAATTTGAATAATAAGATGATTGGTGAATTTCCTATTTTAGAAGTAGGTGAAAATAATATATTTTGGACAGGAGTAGTTTCCAAGGTGGAAGTAATTCCAAATTGGAGGTGGCTATAATTGATATGTATATATGATAGGAAAACTACTAAAGGAAATTTTAATAATAATGGACTTGGTGTTTTAAATGAATCAATTTTAGCAGAAGTTACAGAAGAATTGAATGGCCAATATTATTTAGAAATTGAATATCCAGTAAACTCAAAAAAATCAATATACTTTAAAGAGTTCAACATAATAAAAGCTGATGAACAGCTATTTAGAATTTATAAAGTTGAAAAGGTACAAGATATAGATAAAAGAATAAAGGTATATGCAAATCATATATATTATGATTTAGCTAACTATTTTATTGAGGATGAAAGACCAACAAATGCTTCGGTAAAAACAGCGATGCAAAAAGCTATGATAAGCGATTTATCTACAATATATACTGTTGATAGTGATATTATTATTGCCAATACTTTATATATGGTAGAGATGAGTCCTGCTGAAGCTATGTTTAAGATAATAGATAGATGGGGACAAGGTGAATTAATTAGAAATAATTATGATATAAAAATACTAAAGCAGAGGGGAAAAGATAATGGTGTACTTATAAAATATGGAAAGAATATTAATGGATTAAAAATAACTATAGATACTACTAATGTTGTTACAAAATTATATCCTAAAGGAGCTAATGGAATAAGGCTTACTGAAAAGTACATTAATGTACTTAATTGGGATAGTAATTTATATCCACCATTTCCTATAATAAAGAAAGTTGAATTAAAGGAAGCGGCAGATGAAGTTACATTAAGAAAAATGGCAACAGAGTTAGCTGAAACAATAGGGTTAAGTTCAATTAACATACAAGTTGATTTTATTGAATTAAGTAAAAGTAATGAGTATTCAAAATTTAAAGATTTAGAGAAAGTAAATATAGGTGATATTGTAACTGTTAGACATAGAGAGTTTAGTATTGATGTTAAGGTCAAAGTTATAAAAGTGAAAAGAGATTTACTTACAGGTATAAATACAAAAGTAGAATTAGGACAGCCACTAGGAAATTTTTTGAAATCAATAGATCCGGCATCAATAATAAAAACAGCTACTGATGAATTAGGAAATCAAGTTGCTAAGGTATTAACTTCTATGATGTATTATGCAAATCCTGTAGCTCTAAGTATCAGTACTACAGAAATTCAACCTATGTATTTAGGAGTAAGTGCAGTAGCAAATACTAATTTATCTTTAAATTTAGCAATAAGCTGTAATGCAAGTAGTGAATGTACTTTGACAATTAAGATAGAGTTAGATAATGTTGAAATACTATTTAAGCCTAAACAAAAACTCAAGCAAGGAGATAATGTTATAGGAATACCTTTAGGAATACCGCAAGTAATCTCAGGAGCACACTATATAGGAATATATTTAAAGACAGATACAGGAACAGTAACAATACCTATATATAATATGCAATGTATGATAGATGGAAGAAATCTTCAAGGTGGATTAAGTGCAGAGCCAGCTCATGCAGAGTGTTTTGAAAAGTTAGAAATTCTGGATATTAATAAGCTATATATTAATAAAGTTAATCATTATTTTAGAGGTATAAACTTACAAGAGACAAGTACAAAGTTATTTACTAGCAGCATAGGTTTCGATACAACAGAAATAATTGGAGAAAAGGAAATATTAACAAAAGTAAATATATCTATGAAGTAAATATAAGAGGAGGTGCCAGAATGAAATGTAGAGAGAGTTTAGCATATAGCAGAGATTTTATAAATGGGACAAATACTGAAATATTAAAAAAGAAAGCAATTTTACCTTATACCGGAACAGCGACAATAAAATTATTTGATTCATTAACGGGAAAGCAAACATATGAAGCTAAAAGTGAAAATAGAATATCAGCGGTTTTTGGTAATATAGCTTATGTTGAAGGTTTTTATTATCCAATCCTTGATAATAAATTAAATAATACTTTATATAGCATATATACATCATTACCTTTTAGAATGATAGCACTTACAACAGGAGATATCACAGAAGATCAATATGATTATTTTTCATGGGGAAGCCTTGTAGGACATGCGGATTGTCTTACTCCTTATAGTGGAAGTGATAATTTACGAGGAACCGTAAATCAATCAGAAACTATAAGAACAATAGATACTATGCACTATGTTATAGACTTTCCAACAAATGCAGCAAACGGAACATTTAGAAGTATATATTGGTCAGGAGGGGTACCAGTTAATACACCTACAAGCCCAAAATTGAATTACACGTATACTAAACAGACTTTAGAAAAAGGTACTTATGGTGCTTCTTTACCTAATTATAATATATGTACAGATGAAACCAATCTTTATGTACTGAAGGTTAGCTCAACAATTATATATGTATATGACAAGATAACTTATGAGAAGAAGAGTAATATAACCCTATCAGATACGTCAATAGCTATAGCATATGATGGAGTGAATTTTTGGGGGTTATTAAGTACTGGGGCATTTAAAAAGTTTGATAGAGATTTTAATGTTTTAAATACTTATTTAAAAAGTAGTGTGATAACCAATGATATACCACGTTCGCTACAGTTTTTTGATATAGAAGTAGATGAAGCAAGTATTTATATATCTTATGGTGGGTATAAGGAATCTTCAGGGAACTTAGCAAAGGGGTGCATAACTAAATACGATAAAGATGGAACATTTAGAGAAAAATCAGATATATATCAAGAATATATTTATAGTTTTCCTATAACAAAGATAACTAATAATAAATTTATAGTAGTTATAAATAATAGTTTAAGTATGCAGCTAAATGATGATTTAAGTATATATGGAAATTTAAATTCTAACTTAAAAGATTATAAAAGTATAGCATGGGATAATAGCACATCAACAATATTCACATACACTAGCAATTCTTATGGAGAACTAAAGCAAGAATATATGATTCCTGCTTCAGCACACACATTACTTCCAGAAGCAGTAACAAAAGTACCTACTAATACAATGAAAATACAATATGATTTTACATGTGAGTATGTTGAAACATTAAGGATGCCAAAGCATTAATATTGAATAACTATGGAGGAGAGGAAAATGAAAAATATTATTAATACATTTCAACTAATATTTACTACCGTTGGGGGATATTTTGGATGGCTTTTAGGAGGATGTGATGGATTTATGTATGCACTGATTACATTTGTTGTAATTGATTATTTAACAGGCTTAATGGTAGCTGTGCTGGAAAGAAAGCTATCTAGTGAAGTGGGGTTTAGAGGTATTTTTAAAAAGGTATTAATTTTTACTTTTGTAGGAATAGGAAATATAATAGATGTTTATTTAATTAAGAATGGTAGTGCAATTCGTACTGCTGTTATTTTTTTCTACATTTCAAATGAGGGGATAAGCATTATAGAAAATTCAGCAAAGATAGGTTTGCCAATACCACAGAAATTAAAGGATATTTTAGAACAGCTCAATAAGGAGGAAAAGATTAATGAGTAATATGCAGATAGGAGAAATGACGATATGAAATATACGACTCTTGCTATGCAGGAGAATATGGATAAATGCTAAATAACTTATTAATGCCTAATTTGAGTATTGACACCACCACTCAAAATTGGTATATTGAGTACAATAGCTAGTACTCATATTATAAAGGAGGTATTTGAAATGAGGATTCAGTTTTATCCAAGCGAAGAATTAGAAAAAAAACTTAATAGCGAAGCAGAACAACTTGAGGTAAGCGTTAGCACGTTGGTTAATGACTTACTAAATAAGCATTATGGATTGATTCCTGCCACAGCATTATCAAACTCAGAATTACGAAAAAAAATTTTTGAGGAGATATCAGAGTTTGTTACAAAACAAGAACTCGGAAAAGAATTTGATTTGAATGAGGCATCTGAGACATATAAACATATTGAAATGGTATACGCAGGAAAACCTAGTATAGTCAAGGCACAGATTGGTAAAGAATTTAATAATAAGTATGTTGGATTAGTAGAACCTTTTACCGCTGTTGAGCAAGTTAGATTAGAAAATGGAAAGCCTAAGTTAACAGTTAGTAATCGTGCTGCAATTTATGTTATAAATGGAAAGAAAGGTGTGCAGGATGGAGGAATAAGTAATTGTCATTGATTATGTATCAGGATTAATGGTAGCAGTGCTAGAAAAAAAGCTATCAAGTGAAATTGGGTTTAGAGGAATTTTTAAAAAGGTATTAGTTTTTATCTTTGTTGGTATAGGAAATATTATAGATGTTCATTTAGTCAAGAACGGTAGTGCAATTCGTGCTGCTGTTTTTTTTTTCTACATTTCTAATGAAGGAATAAGTATCATAGAAAATTCAGCAAAGATAGGATTACCAATACCACAGAAACAAAAGGATATTTTAGAACAGCTAAATAAGGAGGAGAAGATTAATGAGTAGATTATGTTTTGATTATGGACATGGAGGAGAAGATCCAGGAGCAACTTACAATGGTAGAAGAGAAGCTGATGATGTATTAAGTTTAGGGAAAGAAGTAGCAGAAGAAGTAAGAAGACATGGAGTTACTGTAGATGAAACAAGAACTTCAGATACTACAGTAAGCATTAATGATAGAAGTAATTTTGAAAATGGAAATTTTTATGATTATTTTATATCCTTTCATAGAAATGCTTATGAACCTGAAAGTGCAAGAGGTATTGAAACTTACACTTATTTAAATACTGGATTGAAATCTCAAAGCTTATCAAGAAGAATTCAAGATTGTCTTGTATCATTAGGATTTATAGATAGAGGAGTAAAAACAGCTAATTATCATGTTTTAAGAGAAACAAAATCAGCAGCAATTTTAATTGAAATAGGTTTTATCGATAATACAAAGGATAATAATTTATTTGATCAAAAGAGAAATGAAATTGTTAAGGTATTAGCTAAAGCAATACTGATGCAAGTAGGAGTTAATTATGTTGAAGCTTCGGGTACACTTGAAGCAGATAGCAATAAATTAATGTATAGAGTTATGTCAGGTTCTTATTCATCAAGGGAAAATGCTGAAAAGCAAGTACAGAAGCTTAAGGCATCAGGTTTTGATGCAGCAATTATGATTGTTGATAAATAGACATATAATATTCTTAAATAGCTAATAAAGCCTACAAATTTTAATTTAAGATATGTTGTTATGAATAATATATGAATAGTGACAATATATATATCATCAGAGGGAATAAGGAGGAATCATTTTGTGGAAACGAAAATGGGTTACAGTATATTTTATTGTAGATGACTTTAAATTTCGAGGTCGGACTTGTGCATCTGTAAATATTAATAACGATGGTGAATTAATAGAAGAATATATTGAGGATCCTGAAGATTTAGAGGATGTAGAATTTGTAGAGTCTTTAATTAATGATTATAATGATGAAGATATACCGAAAGAAGATGAACTTACTGATGAAAATTTGGTTAATATAGTAGGTGTTTTTATATAAATCATAAATTAAGAGATATGGATGTAGAAGTTAAATTTGAAAAAGAAAATATAGATACTTTATTAGGAGATGGAGAGCATATACTTACCATCTTTTTTTTGTAGGAAAATATTGATTCGTTATTTAGTTTGTATGATTGGGGGAAGAAAATATAAATAAAAGTGAAAAAGAAAAAATAAAAATTATGAGACGTAGAGGGTACAGCTATTCCAAGATAGCTATAGCACTTAATATTTCTGAAAATACTATAAAGTCCTTTTGCAGACGTAATAATTTAAGTGGAATAAAAAATAATGAAGCAAAAGAAAAAAAGGAAATTGATACAGTATGTAAGCAATGTGGAAATCCACTAATTAAAACAAAACAGGGACAACCTAAGAAATTTTGTTGTGATAAATGTAGAAGAGAATGGTGGAAGGCAAATGATGACTGTATTAATAGAAAGGCATATTATGATACGACATGTTTAGAATGTGGGGATAAGTTTAGAAGTTATGGAAATAAAAATAGGAAATTTTGTAGTCATACATGTTATATAAAAAACAGGTTTAATAAAGGGGGCAAATTAATTGACTGATGCACAATTTCAACGAGAAAAGAATTATAGAGCTGCGTTAGCGATTGCAAAGGAAATGCTTTTAAAAAGATTAATAGATAAGAATGATTACACTAAAATAAAGAAACTTCTAATAAATAAATATAATCCTGTCATAGGGGGTCTTTAGCTTGATTTATAGTAATTGTAGAGCTAATATGTACACCTGAAGGGAGTGCTTTTATGGAAAGAACAATTAGAAAGATACAAAGAAAAATAAATAAATTACCTGTAAAAAAGCGTGTAGCTGCTTATGCAAGAGTATCAAGTGGAAAGGATGCAATGCTCCATTCGCTTTCGGCACAAGTAAGTTATTACAGTGATATGATTCAACAAAAGAATGAATGGAGTTACGTAGGGATTTATGCAGATGAAGCTGTTACAGGAACTAAAGATAGGAGAGTAGAATTTAATAGACTTATTCAAGATTGTAGAGATGGAAAAATTGATATGATTATAACAAAATCAATTTCTAGGTTTGCCAGAAATACAGTAACAATGTTAGAAGTAATAAGGGAATTAAAAAATATAAATGTAGATGTTTATTTTGAAAAAGAGAATATCCATAGTATCAGCGGGGATGGTGAGTTAATGCTTACTATCCTCGCTTCTTTTGCTCAAGAAGAAAGTAGATCAGTAAGTGAAAATTGTAAATGGAGAATTAGAAAAGGCTTTGAGCAAGGAGAACTTATAAATTTAAGATTTCTTTATGGGTATAGAATTAATAAAGGAAAAATTGAAATTTATGAAAAAGAAGCGGAAATAGTAAGAATGATTTTTGATGATTATTTAAATGGAGAAGGTTGTACACGAATTGCTAATAAACTTAGAAAAATGAATGTAGATAAATTAAGAGGTGGCATGTGGAATTCAGAAAGAGTTGTAGATATTATAAAAAATGAAAAGTACACAGGAAATGCCTTGCTTCAGAAGAAATATGTTAAGGATCATTTAAGTAAGAAATTAGTTAGGAATAAAGGGATTCTTACACAATACTATGCAGAAGGTACACATCCAGCAATTATTGATATAAAAACATTTGAAACTGCTCAAAAAATAATGAAAGCTAATATAACTAAATTTCAGGGAAAGCGTGGAAGTAGGGGATATTTATTTACATCAAAAATAGAGTGCGGGATATGTGGTAAAAATTATAGGCATAAAGATAGAGAAGGGAAAAGCACTTGGGTATGTGCAAATCATCTTAAATATGGGAATAGCAGATGCATAGCAAAACCTTTAAATGAAGAAAAATTAAAAAAATTAATTAATGAAGCATTAGAATTAAAATGTTTTGATGAAGATATATTTATAAGAAACATAAAAAGAATTAAAGTTACAGGAAATAAAACAATAGAATTTATTTTAAAAGATGGCAAAGTAATTGAGGAGGGGATGATTTAAATGGCAATAGCAAGAAAGGTTACTGTAATACCCGCAGTTGAAGTTTTTATTCCAACTAATATAGAAAGTAATTCAAGATTAAAAAGAGTAGCAGCTTATGCAAGAGTATCTACAGAAAATGAAGAACAACTTTCAAGTTATGAAGCCCAAGTAGATCATTATACAAGATATATTAAAACAAATGCTGAATGGGATTTTGTAGAGGTATATGCTGATGAAGGAATATCTGCTACAAGTACTAAAAAGCGAGATGGATTTAATAGAATGATTACAGATGCTTTAGAAGGAAAAATAGATTTAATAATAACAAAATCAGTATCAAGATTTGCAAGAAATACTGTTGATACACTTACTACTGTCAGAAAGTTAAAAGATAAAGGTGTGGAAGTGTATTTTGAAAAAGAGAATATCTACACATTAGATAGTAAAGGAGAATTGTTAATTACAATAATGTCTAGTTTGGCGCAAGAAGAATCAAGGTCTATTTCAGAAAATGTTACTTGGGGGCAAAGAAAGAGATTTGCAGATGGAAAGGTAAGTTTACCTTATAAACAATTCTTAGGATATGAAAAAGGTGAAGGTGGGCTGCCTAAAATAGTAGAATCAGAAGCTAAAACAGTAAGATTAATATATAAATTATTTCTAGAAGGTAAATCTACTTCATGGATAGCAAAATATTTGACAGAGCACAAGATATCATCACCAGCAGGAAAAGATAAATGGCAAGAAACAACAGTTAGAAGTATTCTTAAAAATGAAAAATATAAGGGCGATGCAATGCTTCAAAAGAGCTTTACAGTGGATTTTCTTACAAAGAAAAAGAAAATTAATGAAGGAGAAATCCCACAATATTATGTTGAAAATAGCCATCCAGCAATAATTACGCCAGAGATATTTGAGCTAGTTCAGCACGAGATTAAAAAACGGAAAAATTCTAAGGGATATAAAACAGGAGGCGGATGCTTTTCTGGAAAAATATTATGCGGTGAATGTGGTAGCTTTTATGGGAGCAAGGTTTGGCATTCAACCAGTAAATACAGAAGGATTATATGGCAATGCAATTCCAAGTTTAAAAATACTGAGAAATGTAATACATCCCACATTTATGAGGATAAATTAAAGCAAGCATTTATTGGAGCGTTTAATAGTATACTTAAAAATAAGGATGAAATTTTACAAGGTTATGAAGCTATAATTCAGGCTTTAACAGATACTTCAAAACTTGATAAAGAAAGTGCAAAGTTTCAAAATGAAATGGAAATAGTTACTGAAATGTTAAGAAAATGTGTTAAGGAAAACTCTCACAGTGCATTAAATCAAGAAGAATATGAAGAAAGGTATAATGCTTTAGTACAACGATATGAAAGTATTAAAAAAGGACTTGAAGGCATTAATGAAAAGCGACTTGAGAGAAGTTGTAAGAAGGAAAATATTTTAGATTTCGTAAAAGAAATTGAGCATAGAGAAGGTGTGATTATAGATTTTGATGAGGAACTTTGGAATGGTGTTATTGAAAGAGTTGTGATTCATTCAGGATCTGAGATAACTTTTATATTTAAAGATTATATGGAATTAGAGTGTAATATATGAGAAGTTTAGAATACTTGCGAGTTTACTAGAAATTTTAGTTTGGTATAGTAATGAAAGCTATAGAAGTGAATTATATAATAATTTATTGAATGAGAAGATATGTATACAAATCCCTATAAATCAATTCTATTTATAGGGATTTGCGCTGTTAAGAAAATATTATAAAAAAATATGAAAATTAATTTTTTTAGCTTGTATTTGTAAATTAAGTATGATATATTTGATTTGTTAGTCAGTAACGAAAGAGTAACTAATTGTGATTTTTAATAAATAGGAGGAAAAAATTTGAAAAAAGTATTGATGTGGGTTGAATTTCATGATGATGGTCGAATATTAATGGAGCCGGCAAAGAATAAGAAAGAAAATAGTATAGAAGAGATTGATATCAAGGATATTGGATTAGAAGCTTGCAGTGCAAGGATAAGACAGCTAGTTAAAATATGTATCTATTATCTAGATAATAGATATCAAGGAGAAGAAGAAGAGATATTTGCTAAAGCTATTAAGGAGGTATCTATTCAAGAGGGAGGAATTGGAGTTTCAACGGTTTATGATAAAATTAGGCAATGCGATGGTGCATCTACAGAGTTTTTTCGTAACCTTGTAGAAAAATTTTACAGAAGAGAAGGGAATGAACTAATTAATTTTTTGCAAAAATACAGAGGCAGAAATAATAAAAGTGCAGATATGGAGGCTATAAATATATTAAATAATCAATATAAATCTATAATGTAAATTAAGGGGGGAATTAAATAATGGGAATTTTATGTATTAAAACAACCAATCAAACATCTAAATTGGTATTACAGCATGGACTTTATT